AATGAATCTCTAATGTTTCCACCTGGTGCATCTACATCTCTAAATTCTCCTGGTTGTATCGCTTGTGCATCGTCACGTATTCTGATGCCTCGTTGTTTAAAACCTGCTGGTAGGTTCGATAAAGTTCCAGCATCTAATAGTTGTCGTAAAGCAGCGGTTGCTGTTCTTGATAGTCCACCGATCATGTGTATCAAACCAAAACCATAAAAACCAAGTCCTGGTAAAAATTTAAAATGTACAAAATATTGAATCGGTTTTCTTTTCGTATCACCAATCTCGTAGTTTCTTCTAATCGATAAAATCTGTCCTGATGCTTCTTCAATAGTAATAATGTATGGAAGTTTAATTCCTGTTGGCTCTTCGTATTTATCTACGTCTTCAAAACCTTCTAAATCAATTTCTGTGTGAAACTCGAGTAGTGTAAAGATGCCACCATCTTTTGTTTTTTTCTCACCTGCAAGTTCTCTTTCTTTTTTCTCTGCCTCTGTTTCATTGACAGGTCCTGGAGTTAAATCCATGTCTTTGTAAAAACCACCCACTTGTTGTTTTCGTAAATCATTTTCTGACATACGCACAACGTGAATAATTGATTCTGCATCGGTTAGTGATGTTGCAGCATAAGGTACAACTAAATCATCTGCAGGTACAAATTTAGAAACAGCTTTACCTTCAACTTCATCATAGTAAACTTTTTTGAATGCAGATCCTGCAAGAGGTAAATAAAATAACAACTGATCAAAGTCAGGTTCATAGTCTGTCATGTTATTCATAATCTCATAATTCATGTAATCTTTTACACGTTGAGACTGTTGTTGTTTTTGTGGTGTGCTGATTCCTAAAACTTGTGTTCTTACTGGACCATCAGCAGGTAATAATTCCTTGTACGCCAAAGCCTGAAACTGGGTCACGGCTTCTGCTAAGACAGGGTGGGTTGCACCTGACGCACCTCTAAAAGTTCTGCAAGATTTGCAAAATGATCTTCGGACTGTGGTTGAGATCCAAGTCCCGGATCAAAATTTATATCAACACTACCATCTTCGTTTTCTTGAACATCAACCGGTGCTCCTTCTTTTTGAACATCAACTTGATCTTCAACAAGTGCTTGTTCGATCTCTTGAGGATCGATGTTAACTTCTTGTTTTACGTTTGGTAATGACTTGTCTATTTCTCCCATATAATCTCTCCGATCTGTTGGTTGTATAGGGTTTTTTAGTAAACTTCAACCCTTGTGAGGCGGGGCCTTTTTCTGGTGGTGGACCTGATTTTTTACCTTTAGAATATGTCAAAATAATTCATCCTTTTCTATTAAGGCAGCATCTCTTCGTTCGTCCTCTAGGTCTGCAAATTCTTGTCTTCGAACCGCATCTATAGCATTACGAGCTATTGTTTGAAATTGACCTAGTTGTTTAGGATCTTTAATTCCACCAATAATATCACTTTCCGTGCCCATGGTGTCCACTAAAATTTCTTCACCTACACCCACATCAAGATCAAGTTGTGATCTTCTAAATTTATTTATGAGATCTTTCTTTTTATTTTCAGAAAAATCTGTTTGTCTTACAGCTTTTTCAAAATCTACTCGATCTTGATAATTAGCATATACCCCTCCAGCTGCTAAAGATACGGGAAGCTCAACAGGGCCTACTAATGCACGACCGGTTGTAGCCACAACTTTCCCTGCTCCTTTTGCAACTTGTCCTGCAAATCTTCCAAACTTAGGAACGTCTTGAGTAATCATTTCTTTTCCAATTCTTCCCATCTCTGGTAAAGCTGCGAGACCTGAGTATAGTTGTGTTGGTTTTGCAGGTAAGTTTTTAAAACCTGACTCTACTAGTTTTAATTTTGGTTTTTGTTTTCTTAAAAAAACATTTTCACCTCTTTCAAGACCTTTGATTTGACCTGGGGTATAACTAAACTGAGGGTCAGCTCTTTCTACACCCTTAGCAATCATATAGGGTTTGTAAAGTTTTCTTTGCTTAGGACCTAAGACTTCGTTTGCTAATTTCATTTCATCTTCAAGTAATTGATCAACATCTTTTACATAGTTATATCCAATTTTATCAAAATATTCTTTTGGTGCTTTATGTTGTTTCATTAAACCTGCGGCTTGGTTAATTCTTCTAGGAAGAAGTCTTACATTTGAAAATGGATTTTTTTCTAAATCTAAATGATCTAAATCGTATGGAAATCTTTCATAAGAAGTTTTAAATGTATCTTTATACATGTCACCTGCTACGTTTCTAAAGGTATCTGTTTTTCCTGTTTTAGGATTAATTACTTCTTTATTCATTAACGCTTGTTTTTGATTATAAACATTATACATTTCTTTAAACTCAGGTCTTTGACTTCCTTCTAAATCTAAATTAACATAATCTTTACTATCAGAGATGCCTGTACCAAACTTAGAATTATTGCCTTTAATTTTAAAATAAACATCCGTATACAAAGATTTTTTATTCGTTGCTTGATCTAATGTTAATGGTTTATTGGTTTCAATATCAAAAAATTGTATTTTACTTTTTTCGGGTCCAGTTGACGCATAATGTCTTGCTGCAGTTCTCATAATATCTTGCGCTGGTGTGGACGCTTGAGGAATATCAACTCTAGACAAATGCATGTCCATAACATCAGATAAAGCTAGACCTGTCCCTTTCCATTTTTTTACAAAAGCAGGATTACCTAATTTATTTATAAAAGGGGAAAATTCTTTTAAAATAGGCTCTTTAGCAATTTTTAAAGACTTTGTAATGTAACTTCCTGGTAAATTAAATTTTTCACCTATAACCTTTAACGGACTTCCTAAATAAATATCTGCAGACTCATCTAAATTATTTAAAATTGATTCTGCTATTTTTTTAGCTTTATCTTTTTTAAGTTCAGGAAACTGAATTTTATTTTTAATAAGATATGTCGTTAATCCATCTGCGTTTTTAAATCCTAATTCTTTAGCAATAATGTTTCTATCTTTGTAAACTAACTGATTATTATATGACTTAATGGCTTCACTAATAGTTTCTGGATTAAATTTAGTTTGACCTCCTCTTGGTTTAGGTGGACCATCTTTAAACTCCTCTCGCTCCACGACGCCACCTTCATCAAACTCCTGTCTTTCGTTTCGATCAAGACTCTCACCAAAACCTTCAATGACAGATTGAAACTCCATACCTTCTTCTGGTAAATCAGTTGTAACTGTTAGGTCTTCTAAACTTTGACCTGGACGCTCTGCAGGTCGCGTTAGATATTTCATTGTTTGATTAAATTTATTAATCTCCATGGGTTACTCTCCCATCATATAGGCAAGTCCACCACTAGCATTATCTTTTCTACCCACTGTTTTATCTGGATCAACAAGCATATCAATTTCTTTTTGAGTCTTGCCCATCATTCTTTTTGCTGTTTCTTCTGCCTCTATTGGGTCAAAACGATACGCAGATTTAGGCGGTAGATTTTCAAACTTTTTCATTCTTAACTTATTATACATTGCTTCGTCTCCGCCTACATCCTCAACGAAATTTAAAATTTTTAAATCATTAATTCTATCATTTCTAAGCATGGGTGTTTGTAATTCTTCAATTAAATTTTTAAGACGTTTTCGCTCTTTAGCAAATGAAAATATTTTTTTTAAGATTTTTCCACCAATTGCCATACCCACACGACCACCTTCTGCAAATAACTCTGGATCACCAGGATCTAGTCTTGGTTTAAGATCAAGCACCGCTCTAACTTCATCTGGTGGATCATAACCCTCAGGTAAATTTTTAATATAATTGCTTGCTTTGTCTCCTCTAACTCTTGGTAGTGAGTATTGCATAACATAATCAGTAATAAACGGATCATTAGCTTCAATGTTTCTTTTTAAATAATCAAGTGCTTCTGGTGTCAGTGGCTTACCATCATCTCCAGTGCCTGTTAAAAACTGAGCCTTTTCTCTATTTGTTAGTACTTGTCTATCCGTTACTCTTGGAGTTAAAACACCACCTGTTCTTTTTTGTAAACTTGGATTTATTCTACTTGAATAATCTTTAATAAAATTTTCTGCTAATTCTTCAGGTGTTCTAGCTTTGCCCATTGCAACATTTGCGACGTAATCATCGAGAACTTCTAAATTTTCAAAACCAAAAATTTTCTCAAACTGATCAACTGTATCTGCACTACCTTGACCTTTGAAAGACCTTAACGTGTCAGGTGATAATTTAATTTTACCTTCATCAGAAAACTTTTTTAATATCGCTCTTGTTGCAGGAAGCATAATTGATCTTGGAGCTTGCGCTATATCAACCGCTGCTCTTCTTGCTTTATCTGCTTCAGATAATTTATTATAATAACCCACAACCTTATCAGCTTTGTCAGGTGGGTAATTGTCATAAGCTTGTCTAATAATTCTTGCGTTGTTTGCTTGTC